AGTAGTGTTTTATGCTCAAAGTGGCCACCGATTACGCGCAGTCCATCGTCGACGGTCGCCGTCCGTCCGGCAAATGGATTTACGCGGCAGCAAAAAGATTTCTAGCGGATCTCGAGCGCGCGGATATTTATTTCGACGCCGCGGAATCTGAGCGCATGGGCGCGTTCTTCGGCGAGCTCACGCTGATCGGCGACTCGACCGGCGAACCCTTCGCGCTCGCTCCCTGGCAACAGTGGGCGATCAGCAATCTCTATTGTTGGCGCAACACCGACGACAACGAGCGGCGGGTTTCGAACGGCCTACTCCAGGTGGGTCGCGGAAACGGGAAGACCACCTTGATGGCGGGGCTCTGTCTCTACGACCTCTTGAGCGGATCGGGCAAGCGGGTCCACTGTGTCGCGAATCGAGTCGAGCAGGGGGAGATCCTCCTGGACACCGCGCGCGAAATGGCGAAGGGTCTCGGCGACCGGCTCAAGACCTTCCAATTCACCCTCGAGGATCGCGACCACGACTGCATTATGTCGGTGCTCCCATGCAAGGCGTCGAGCCTCGACGGCCTCACGCCGAGCCTGTGGATCGCGGACGAGGCCGCAGAGTTCAAGGGCAGGTTCCTAAGCAAGCTCGTGAGCGCAGGCGCCAAGAGAAAGAGCTGTCTCGGCGTGATCATTTCGACCCCTGCGGACAATCCCGACGGGATCTACCACGAGAAAGTCACGCACGCAGAGGCCATCCTGCGCGGCGACATCGTCGACGATTCGACCGTCGCAATGCTTTACGGCATCGACGCAGGCGACTCCCTCGAGGACGAAGAGGGATGGCTGAAGGCCAACCCAGGCGCGGAGTACGGCCAACCGGCGGTGAAGTCAATTCGGCGCGCGTGGACGAGCGCCAAAACCACGCCGATGGGGCGCTCAGAATTTGCCAGATACAACTGCTGCCGCATGACCGACTCGACTGGCGGATGGCTTGATATGTCCCTGTGGCCTGCGCCGACGGAAATCGACTGGGAATCGCTGCGCGGTCGACCGGCGTGGGTCGGTTTGGACCTCTCGAAATCCCTCGACATGACCGCGCTCGTCATCGCAGTCCCGCTCGAGGATGGCGCCGTCGCACTGCGCGGCCATTACTGGTGGCCGGACGCCGATGTGAAACAGCGCGAGCTCGACTACCGACTCCCCGTGAGAACCTGGGCGCTCGACGGTCACATCGAACTAACACCAGGGCGCGACATCGATTACCACGCGGTGCTCGCCAAATTGGTCGAGATCGCAGGCTTTTTCAGCGTCCAGACGATCGCGTTTGATCGTTGGGGCAGCACATTCTTCGCCGAATCCTGCGTGAATGAGGGGCTACCACTCGCGACTTACTCGCAGGGGATCGCGACCATGGGCCCAGGATGCCAGCTCTGGCAACAATACTGGGTCGGAAATCGACTCCGCGTCGGCAACGATCCAGTGCTTCGCAACGCTTGCCGCACCGCGATCCCGATTCGCGACAGCAACGGCAACATCAAGATCGACAAACGCATCAAGTCGACGATCATCGATCCGCTTGTTGCCGCGATCATGGCGCTCCACGCATGGGGCGGCGAGGCCCGCAGCGTTTATGAGGAAGCGTAGTTTGGCGCATTCCCGCTCGCGCGCATGATCACATCATGCTCTCGTGCTCAAGGAATTAGTCCAACGCCTGTTCCCATCGTCGTGGATCGGTCACAACTACCCGATTTCATGGCTCGGTAACGACATGAGCGGCGTCGTGCCGACGGTGAATCCGTTCCAGGCACTGCGATTTACGCCTGTGTATCGCGCCGTGACGCTCATCGCGAGCGACATCGCGCGCATCGAATCATCGATTAGCGATTCGCAGTGCGACTCTCTGTGGCAGAATCCATCGACATTCATGTCGGCGTTTGAGTTCCGACGCTCGATGCTGATGAACGCGCTGCTGTGGGGCAATTCGTTCGCGGTGATCAACCGCACCGCGAGCGGCGAACTGGTGGAACTGCTGCCGATGCTCTCGGAGCAGATCTCGCTCGATCTCTCGAGCGGTCGACCTCGCTACAAGACGCCGCAATATGGCGTCCTCGAGGCGGAGGATGTGCTGCACTTTCGCGCGCCTGGGCTCTCAGGAATCTGGGGCGAGTCGCCGATCAATATGTGCAAGACATCGATGAGCCTGCTGTCGGCGCAGGAAACGATGGCGCTTAAGAACTTCGCGAACGCCGGAAACCCGAAGATTGCGATCGTGCATCCGATGAAGCTCTCGCCTGAGGCGATGCAGCGCATTGAACGCGACTACATCTCGAGGCACTCGGGATCGGAGAACGCCGGTCGTCCGCTCGTGATGGCTGAAGGCGTCAAGATCGAACGCATCTCGTCGACGCTCGACGACACCGGCCTCGAGGCCGCGCGCCGTTACTCGATCGGCGATGTCTGCCGCATTTACGGCGTACCCGCGTCCTACCTAAGCGAATCAGTCGGTCCGTCCTACGGGACGCTCGAATGGCTGTCGCGCATGTATGTCGACTCCTGCCTGCGCCAGTGGTGCGCGGCGATCGAGGGCGAGATCCTGCGGAAGCTCGGCGACGGAACCGAACAGATGTACTGGGATCTCGACGATTTCGTGCGCCCAGGCATCGCGGAGCAAATGGCCGCGCTGCGAACTGGAGTCGAGGGCGGATTCCTCACGCGCAACGAGGCGCGCGAATCCCTCGAGCTCGAGCCCCTGCCTGGACTCGATGCGCCTGTGGTCGCCCTGAACATGGGCACCGGCGGCGGAACGACCAACAAGGGCACCGACACATCCGCAGAAGAGGGCACCCCAAATGATTTCTAGACGCGATTTCACCTCGGCGCCTGCCGTTGAAGGTCGGACTCTGACCGGCATCGCTGCCGTTTACGGCCAACCGTCGCGCCTGATCCGCGAGCAAGGTCGATCGTTCACTGAGCGCATCGACGCAGGCGCATTCGGCGACATCGGCGATGTCAAGTTGTACTACGGCCACGATGCATCGATGCCGCTCGCGCGCACGCAGTCGGGCACCTTGAAACTCGACTCGCGCGCCGATGGTCTGCACTACTCGGCGACACTTCCCGAGACCACACTGGGCAACGATGTTCGCGAACTTCTCTCTCGCGGCGATCTGACCGGCGCGATGAGCTTCGGCTTCTATGTCACGCGCGACACTTGGAACAAGACGCGGACTGAGCGCACCGTCAACGCTGCGACGCTCGTCGAGGTGTCGCTCGTCCAAGACGCCGCCTACCCACAAACGACTTCAAGCCTGCGTCATGTTGGCGCAGAATTTCAAAGGGCCGTCGATGCACGGCTTGAACTGCACCTCCACAGGATGCGCACCTATGTCTGATCTCGAAAAGCTCCAGAACATCACCCACCACTACCGACAGAGCCTCGCCGCCTACGAGGCGCGCACCGGTCACAAGCCGCAGTCGGTCGACACCGTCGGCTCTGGCGAAGAGAAGGAAAAGTTCGCGCGCATGGATGCGGACATGACCGCCGTCGAACTTCGCGCGCAGAACGCCGCGCTCGAGGCGCGACTGTCGAAGATCGAGAAGACCCCGAAGTTCAACGCTCGCGTCCCTGGCGCGCGCGCTGATCGCGTCGAATCTTCCGACGATTACACCAACCGCTACATGAGCGCACTCCTGAGCGGTGATCAGCGCGAGCTCCGCGCCGTGACCGCACTGGCGAACGACTCCGCAGGCGCAGGCATTCCGACCGACATGGAACGCCGCATTGTCGAGCGCATGTACCAAATGTCGGCCATGCGCCAGCTCGGCGTGGTCAATCAGGTCGACAGCAAGCGGACGATCACGATCGAAAGCGGTCTGCCAACCACGACCAAGACCGCGGAATCTGCCGCAGACCCAGGCACTGGCACCGCGGCGACTCTCAGTTTCCCGACCTTCGGCACTCAGATCTCTGTCGCGTACACCAAGTATGTCACGCCGGTCAAGATGTCGCAGGAATTCCTCGAGGACGCCATTGGTAGCGGTGGCATCGGCTCAGGCATGGACTATGTCGCGCGCAAGTGTGCGCAATCGATGGCGCTGAAGCACGACGAGCAGTTCACGATGGGCGACGGAACCGGCGACCCGCAGGGAATCGCGTTCAAGGCGCTGATCACTCAGAAGATCACTTCTGCGTCTGTTGCGGCGATCACTGCGGACAACATCATCGACACCTACCACGCGGTTCCGGTTCCGTACCGCACCTCGCCAAAATTCTCGTGGCTTCTGTCCGATGCCGTCTTGAAGACCGTCCGCAAGTTGAAGACCACAAACGGCGACTTTATCTTCTCGCCCAACAACACCGGCGCTGGCCAGATGACCGTCGGCCTGCCTGCAACCATCTACGGCGTTCCGTACGCGCTTTCGCAGTGGTTGCCGAACGACACCAACGCGCTCGGATCGGGATCCGCGGGCGTTCTCGCCGCAAACGATGTTCTCGCCGCGATCGGCGATTTCTCGTACTTTGAGATTTTCGACCGCACTGGCATCACCAGCCTGATCGATCCGTACTCCGCGGCGCTCAACGGACAGACCACCCTCTACATGTACTCGCGCACTGATTCGCGCGTCATGCAAAAGGAAGCGTTTGCGACTCTTGTCACTGCCTAAGCCTTTTCGCGAGCCTTCGGGCTTGCATTTTGGGGCCGATCGGAGAAATCCAATCGGCTCCTTTCCATGACGATTCCTCTGTCACAGATCAAGACGACGCTTCGCATCGATTTCGACGATGACGATGCCGCATTGATTCGCCTGCGCGAGACTGCGATCTCGCTGATCGAGCGCCGGACTCAGCTGCTACTTACTCCAGGCACTCGCACGCAGTATTTGGCATCGTGGAAGGACGCCATGATCACGGGATTCCCGTTCGTGAGCCTCACCAGTGTCGTCTACTACGATTCGCTGAACGCCGCGACGACGATGCCTGCGACCGACTACTGGCTCGACCTGTCGGAGGGATCGTTCCCGATTCTGCGGTTCAGCGCGAACCCCACGATCTACAAAAACACTCAGCCGGTCGTCACCTACACGGCAGGATATTCCGTGATCCCGAACGAGGTCACGATGGCCGCGCTCGCGCTCATCGGCTACTGGTATCAAAACCCGAACGCCGCAGACGCTGTCTCGATTTCGTCGGCTCCGCTCTCGCTCGAGTACATCCTGGACATCATTTCCACAAGGTCGATGCTTCGATGAGAACCGCTCACGGACGATTCTGGCGTCGCGCTCAGGCGTCACTTGCGAGCGTTCGTCGCGACGCACTGGGTCTCCGCGAGCCCGCATTTACCGCAGGCGCATTCTTTCGCTGCGAACTCATGCCGATGTCGGTGATCGAGCAACCATACGCGGATGGCGTGATCGTGAAAAGATCGTTTGAGGTCCGATGTCGGTGGCAGACCGTTGAAATGCTCGGCATCAGCGAAGTCGATCGCATCATCGTCGACGGTCGCACTCTGCGCATTCAATCGATCATCAACCGCGATAACGACTACATGGAAGCGCAGATCTTGGCTGAGGAGATCAACTGATGGCAGGCATCGAGCAGGCTGTTCGCGCGATGCTGACTGCAAACATCTCATCTGGTGTTTCAGATCCGCAGATCACCCACGCCTATCGCCTCCAGGACTCGCCGCTACCTGCGATCACATTCGAAATCGAGTCGACCACACGCGCGGCGCTCAGTTCCCTGAACCAGTCGACGGTGAGAATCACCGCAATCGCGGAACAGACTCTTGACGCCGCGGATCTGGAGCCCACCATCCGCGCGGCGCTCGTGTCAGGAACCTACGCCGCTCTCAGCCTGCGCGTCTGGGTCGTGGAATCCACTGTGCTGTCGCCACCTATCTCGGGACTCTCTGACGAACAAGAGCCCGCATCGTTCACCCTATCCGCCTCCGTGTTCTGGGAATAATCATGGCCGTATACAACACATCTGCTTTCGTGCTCACGGTCGCAGGAACCGCACTCCCAGGCATCATCACTGCGAGTGTGACCCTGACGCTCGAAACCGTCGATGTCACCGAAATCGGGAACATCGATCGCAAATTCAGCCCCGCAATCAAGACAGGGACTGCGTCGGGGTCGATCTTCTACGATCAGGGCAACGCGCAAGTCGCGGCGCTTGAAGCTGCCGCCAACACAGGAAACCCTGTCGCGCTCGTGTTTACGCTGCACAGTGGCGCGACCTACACGGTGCCTGTGGCCTATGTGACAAGCTTCGTCACGAATGTTGCCGTCGCCGATGTGGTCAAGAGCGATTTCAGCATCCAGTTCAGCGGGGCGGTTGGCATTGCCTGATATCCGTGACATCCTGCGATTGAAGCCTGTCGAGATCACCATCGATGGGTGGAATCTCACGCTCGCGCGCCCCACGATCATGGACCTCATCGAGGCCATTGACATCAACGCCAAAAATCCGGCGGAGGGGCGCGCCTGGCTGTTGCATCGTCATTTACTCGACGATCTCGGCCTGCCAGTGTTTTTCACGCTCGACGACGCCAAGCAATGCCCCGCGCACATCGCGGCGCCTGCGATCGTGGCTATCGAGGGTCTGTACAACGAGGGACGGGACTAGGCCAGGCCGCGCGCACGGTGCTGGCGCGCGTCCTGAAGTCACGATCGGCGCCACCCTGGGAACGCTCCATCTTGGAGCTTGTCATCGAATTGGATCTACCTGACTGGGCAGGCATAAAGAAGAAACTCGATGCCCTCAAACGATCCACTCACCCTAGTCATCAGTAAAGCCGACGCTGAGCGCCTGTCGATGGAGATGGCAAAACTTGCCGTCGAGATCCAGGACAAGATCCTCAGGGTCAGCATCAAGCGTTTCAATGATGATGTGATCCGCAGCGCCACGGCGCTCACGCCGCTCGCGTCGGGCGCCTCTCGCCGCGCGCTGTCGCAGAAGTCAAAAAACTACAACGGGATCCTGTGGGGAGCCGTCGGCTACAAAACTCTCGGCAAGAAGTCGACCGACGATGGCGATCGATCGAAGCACGCGCAGTGGGATGCCGCGGGCTCGGGATGGCGATCCCATTTCACGGAAGCGGGCTACCACTCGTGGCCAGCTGGGCGCGAGAACAGGAACAAGGGCAAGAACCTCGGGCGCGCGTGGAAACTCGGCCAGAAACATCGAGGCGTCGGCCTCTACCACCGCGGAACATTCGCGACGATGCGCGCGCAGGCGGTCAACGCGCCGAAACTCATGCAGTACATCTGGGCGGCGATTACTGAGGCAACCAACCGATGAAACTCCCCACGCTCAATGTCGATCTGAAGCTGAACAGCAAGAATTTCAAGCGTGATATGGCGAATGTCGGCAAGGGCGCCGCGGGCGTCATTGGTCTGGGCGGCGGGAAGGCAGGGCTAGGCAACGCAGTCGGATCGGCGCTCGGCAGCGGTCTCGGCATCGGCGGACTCGGTCAAGCAGGCGCCACGCTCCAGGGCGTCTACAAGGCAGGCGAATTCGTGATCGGCACTGCCAACAAGATCATGGCCGAATTCAACGCGAGCGTGAAGTCAGGATCGAATGTCATGCGCGACTTCAACGACATGGCCGACACGCGCGAGGCGGGTCTGAATGTGATGGCGGCCTCGCGCCTAATGGGGCAAGAGGAAAAGATGAAAGGCAACGAACTTAGCGGCGGCGGTTCGCTGATGGACACATTCCTCGGCGCCTCGATGGGAACAGAGGGCCAGACGGGCGGCGTGATCGGATTCCTCCAGGACTGGGGCCAGAGCACAATGGAGGGCGTGAAATCCGTGGTCGCGTTTAGCGGCGGAATATTGGGCGGCAAGGGCGTCGAGGGCAGCATCCGCGAGGCTGATATCGCGACATCGGCCTCCCAGGGCGGCGCCCAGGCGTATGCGACCAAAGAGGAACTGATTCAGCAGAACCGTCAGTTCACGCAGCAAGGCAAATACATCAGGGAGATCACCAGTTGAGAACTACCACGAGTTTTCTTGCCAACCGAATCCAGCTCACGATGGCGGAAGCCGACATCTGGGGCGTCAACCGCGTCACTGAGGCGTGGCACATTTCATCGATCACCCCTGGCGTCGATGTCGATTTCGACAAAACGGAAATGATCCTGGCGGAGGCCGCGATCGGTCGCGTGGGCGCGATGTACACGAAGGTCGGCGGAACTGGCACCACCTGGCAAGAGAACTGTCTGCTCCGCGATATCTCGTGGGCGAAGTCGGGCCTCGGCCTAGTCGCCACCCTGAACTACACGGGGCGATACTGGTTCGCCAAAGGCGGAAGCGCAAAAGGTCTCGGGCGCACCACCGAACTGCTCACGAGCGCCACGACCATCAGCGCCGACGCTCTGCTCCTGCCTGCCATGATCATGCCAACGCTGAGGACGCGCGCGAGCAAGGCGTTCCGCCTCAGCATTTCAGGCAACACTGTCACGCCGCCAGTCGCAACTGTGGACCGTTCCACCGCCGACATCGGCGGGACTCAGCTGGTCGCCGACATCGACATTCGTCAGATGTCATTTAAGCTGCGGATGTACATCGACGCGGAATCGTTGGCGCTGCAAGCTGTTTCGCAGATCGGTCTCGCCTACACAGGCAGGCGCAACAGCGCGGTGTTTTTCGGCTGTGAAGTCGGCTCCATGATTTGCGACGGCGTGAGCATTTCCCACCTCGAGGGCGAATACTGGGAACTCGTGCTCGACCTCACCTGGGACGAGTATTCGTTCCACAGCCAGGAGCCTGAGCTGATGCCAGACGGCAAGCCCAGGATGATTCTGAACCGCTACTACGATGTGCGGTGGACGCGCGAATACCGCGACAGCGTCGACTTCAACGACATCTGGCCCGATGGCGATCTCGGCCTGTCGCAGAAGTTCCAGGCATACAAAGGACTGTGGTACTAGTGGCCGGTCGCCTCGGAATCGACTACCGCCGGAATGCGGGCATAGATCGCGCCACGCGCGACCTCGATGGCATCCCCGTGATTCACGGCTGTCTCGCGCGGATCACAGGCGCGACGGCGATCAGCGGTGCCGTCAAGCGATGGCTGTACACCTGGGTGGAATGCGAGATCGGCATCGCGCCGACCTACATCCCCGCCGCTAAGCAGTACGGCATCGAGGGCAGCGCGTTGTCGATGTCCGAAATGTCGAACGGGCTCACGGTGGGCTACGGCGTGACTGTCTCGACAATCCCCGCGGGTTTCAATCCTGTGGTGATTCCCACCAATACCGCGGTTTGGGTCGTTCCGCAGCGTGTGAGCGATGGCAACATGATGTGGCTGATTCTGAACACCCAGGCGATCGATGGAGCTTGTTGATGGCAGGAAACTACGACATTTCCATCGAGCAGGGCGCGACCTATGTGCTCACCATCACCCGCAACGCTCTGAACCTCACGGGCTACACGATGCGGATGCAGGGCCGCAGCTCTCACGCCTCGTCCACGATCGTCCTGAATTCGTCGACGAATGTCACGATTACGACTGCACCGGGGACAAACAGCGTGATCACGGTCACGATCAGCGCCATCAATACCGCGCTCTTGCCTGCGCCGTCGAGCGGGGTCTATGACCTCGAGGCGGAATCGCCTGCGGGCGTGGTGTATCGCATCCTCGAAGGCGCTTACTCCGTCAGCCCAGAGGTAACTCGATGAGCACCATCACAGTCAACCCTGTGATCTACGAGGTAACCGTCAGCGGCATCACGGGCGGCGTCGGCGCCACGAACCTCGATGGTCTCAGTGATGTCTCGGTGACAACCGCAACGACTGGCTACACCCTCATTCACAACGGGACGCAATTCGTTTCGGTGCTCGGCACAGGCACATTCGCCGCGGCAGCGCACACCCACGCGCAGGGCGACATCACTGGACTCACGGCAGCTTTGGCGCAGGATGGCACGGACATCGCGGCGCTCCAGAACTCGGTCGCCGCGATCGGAACCATCGGCACTGCGGGCTATCTCAATGTCCCCGCGAGCGGCGATGCAGGCGTCGGCCAAGTCGTCAAGGGCAACGACACTCGACTGACTGACGCGCGAACCGCGGTCGCGCACACACACCCATCGACGGCGATCACCGACTCGACCACGCAGGGGCGCGCAGTTCTCACCGCGGCGACGGCAGCGGATCAGCGCACCGCGCTCGGTCTCGGCTCGATCGCTACATTCTCATCGGGTGTGTTCTCACTGACCGCGCACGATCACAACGCCGCAGTAATCACGAGCGGTCAGTTCACGCCGACGCAAATTGCCACAGGCGCAACGGGCTCGACGGTCTGCATCGGCAACGACGCGCGCCTTTCCGACTCACGCGCGCCGAACGGGGCCGCGAGCGGAGATCTCTACGGTTCATTTCCGTCGCCCAATGTGGGCAAGTTGCGCGGAACCACGATCTCGACGACTGCGCCCACCGACGGGCAGGTTCTGACCTACGCGACAGCTACTGGGTGGACGCCGACCACAATCGCGGCGAGCGGAGATCTCTCAGGCACCTACCCAGCTCCATCAGTTGTGAAACTTCGCGGCCAGACGGTTTCGGCCACTGCGCCGACAAACGGCCAGGTGCTCACCTGGGTGACTGCGACTGGGTGGACGCCTGCGGGCGCGCCTGCCGCGGCGATCGCCTATGCCACGAACACCGCAGCGGCGACGGTCTCGGTTTCGACCACTGGCTACAGCCTGATCGGATCTCGACTGTCCCTCGCCGCGGGAACTTGGTTGGTGAATTCGACGATCACGGTTTCGCACACGACTGGAACCGATCTCACTGGTTTCCGCATCGCATCAAACGATGCCACGCCAGTGGTGTACGCATCGACTGAGGCGCGCACCGTCCAGAGCGCACACAACATGAGCGTGAGCATGAGCGCGATCATCGTGCTCGCCGCCACGAAATCGATCGGCCACGAGGCGCGCGCCGAAACCGCGGGAACGACTGTCCAAATTCAAACGAGCGCCACGAACGGGACATCACCCTACGCGACGCAGATCAACGCGATACGAATCGCATAAGGAGACACGATGGCAAGCGGTTTCAAATTCTCAAAGACTTCAAGCCTAATAAGTAGCGGCAACTTTGTTCCGCTATCTGCAACTCGGCTGAGTGAGGCGCCTGTCAGCCTGAAATTGTGGTTGAAGGCAGGGCAAAACGCCGTGATCCGCCTGGATTCGAGCGCGAGTGGAGGTGGCGCTGCATCAGCGGCTACCGAAATGGTGTTCGAGACGGGTATCCCAAATACAACAAGTTTTGTCGATGTAGGCGCAATTGATCCGTCGCGGGTTTGGATTCGTTCTGGCGCTGCGGCGCTCACTGACCATGTTTACTGGATTTCCAGCTGGGTTTGATTATGACGATCGAAATCTTGGCATCCGTGCTTGCGATCATCGCGACAATCGTGTCGGCGACGCTCGTGCTCGCGTCGAAACTTACTGTCCTCGAAGTCGCGATTGTGCGCCTCCAGGTGACCGTCGCACAGTTCGAGGCGCGGATCGCCGCGCTCGAAAAATGGAGGGATGTCTGAATGATGAGCTCACCGAAAACAACTCTGGCCGGTGTTGGTGCAATTCTCGTCGCCGTCGGCGCCGCGATGTCCGCGATGTTCGATGCTGATCCGCTCACCGTGCCCCAGTGGGATGTGGTGATTGCCGCAATCCTCGCAGGCATCGGCTTGATTTTCGCGAAGGACAGCAAGGCGCCCAGTGCTTGAGCGGATCGTCGCGACCATCACCGTCGGCCTCATTGCCTGGCTTGATCGAAGACTGTCGCGCGATACAACGGCTGTTGATGCGGATGTTGATCGCGAGTCTTTGCGTCGCGCTGCTGCTCGACTGCGCGTTTGGTTGCGCGCCGAATAGAACGGTGTTCGTCCCCGAAGCCTCGCCGATGCGGGTCGGCCCCAGTTCATCGATGCGCGTTTGGATGCGGCTCGACGGTGTGTGGACGCTGAGTGGCAATCGGATCGATGTGCCTGAGGGGTGGTATTTACTGCCGCCCTCTTATGTCGCGGAGCCTGAACCGTGATCACCCCGCTCTGCTGCTGCGCACCGAACACCTGCGAGGTCTGGCCGACCTGTCGCGCGACGGCAACGCCATGCGACGGAACGCTTCCGTATGTCGCGCCTGGCTATGTCACCATCGGCGCGCCAGTCGGTCCGCTCAAATTCGATGGCCCGTATTGGCCTGCGTGGCACAACAGCGTCGTCGCAGTCAACACTGCGGGCGCGACGGTTTCGATCAAGGTGAGCGCATTCCGACGCACTGTGGTGCAGGAATCATTCGGCAAGCCTGTGTGCACGACGATCCCCACGCCAGGCGGCGGCGCTGACTGTTTCCCCACCACGGTCGCAACTGGCGGCGCGCAGTGTGGCCGCACCGTCTATGTCGACGGCTTCAGCTGGAACGCCGCGGGCACTGTGCGACTCGCGGGCGGCTCAAAAGACCAGGGGCCATGCGTCCACACTCACAGCACCACTGGCGAGAAATTCCCAGGCATTCCGCCGGGTCCGTACCCGTTCGCGTTGACTGACTGCACTCGATCGGGACTGACGCCGAACAATGTGGTCGCGTCGATTGCGGACCCTGCGTGGTGGCCTGGCGAGAATCGGCGCATCGCGCCACGATTCGCGGGCTCGCTCGCGGTCTCGGCCACCGCAACGCCCTCGAACGAATTCCCGCAGATCGCGGGCGCAGGCACGGTCTCGACTGTAGTGCGATGTCCTGCATCGACAGCATCGACGCAGGCGACCTGCATCGATATGCCGATCACGATCGTTCCAGGTCATCAGACGGTGATCACCACCGACGACATCAATCGATGCGGAACCACGAACGCCTGCGAGGCAGGCACACCGACGAGCCCGTATGTCTGCAATGTCGAAAGCCCAGAGAACGGCGCCATGCAGGCAGCGTGGGCGCTCGATGTGCGCAATGACGCGCTACTGGCGGGACTGAACGCGATGGGCATCAGCTCCACAGTCGCCATCGGCGAACTGGCCAAGGTGTGGCTAGTCACGACGACGGCAGGCAAGGTGCGATTTCTGTTCGGCGTGTCGAGTCGCCTCGCAACAGGCAGCACACTGCGATGGCCTGACGGCGTGACGCGCCAAGAGGTGCAGTCGGTCTCGATGAGCGCTCCAGGTTCAAGCCTCACGGTCACGGTCGAGATCGCGATCACCCCGAAAGCGTGGTGCCAGTATGTGCCCGCCTGCGGATGCGTTCAATCGCACTGCGAGAACGGCCCAGGATCGATCAATGTCGCAATGTCGTGGCGTACGATCGGATGCGGAGGCAGCGGCGGATGCGGGGATCGCCATGTAGGCGCCAGTTACAACCTCGCGCTCGGCGACTACATCATCCCGACCTTCCATTTCCCCGCGATCTGCGGCGCGTCGGCGACACCTGGGTGTATGCAATACCCCGTAACCAGTGCTTGCACCCCGTTTTTCCCCACGATCCGCCCTGACTTTGTTGGCGCCGTGCCAGTCGAGCGCGCCCACGCGGGATGGGTGAAATACCGCAACCGATATGACCACTGGCACTGCATCAATGTGCTCGCCGCAGGCACCACAGGATGTTGCGCGGCAGCGATCAACCTCGGAGGCGCGGCAGTCGAGAACCTCTGCGCGAGCGCCTGCACGAAGATGACGCAACAATTTGTCTCGACGCATCAGCCATGCCCAGGCGAAGACAATGACTGCGTCAACAATCTGATCGTCGGCCAGACCACTGCGGCGGGATGCCATAAGGTCGAGTATGTCTCGGGAAATCAGCGCATCGGCGCGCTGCCGGATTCGGTCGAATGTATGCCCTGCAAGCCGTCGTGGTTTGAATGTGGGCCGATGCTGTTCAACGCCTCGTGTGGGAGCGCGCTCTACACCGACTGCGACTGCTGCAACACGCAACTATCCACATCGCTGCCTGAACTATTCATCGTCGACTACGATCCGCGCGTATCGTGCAGTCCACTGGGTACCTGGAAGCTTTACGCATCATCGATCGCGACCTATTGCGATCGAGCAGCATGGATCGAAATTGGACTCGCCGTCGTCAGTTGACTGTGTGCACTGGAGCGCCTGCGATGTGCGCGGCGGTGGCTGTTGCGCGCGCGGCCTCTACGGTGGCCACCCGTCGCGCGGACTCTGCGCGCAGTGCCTGTCCGCGCATCCCGACCTACAGCCTGCATCGATCTTCGCGCGCGCAGCGTCGTGGGTGAAAGCGGAGGCGTCGGTCATCACCCAGGGCGAACTGAGCGATACCGACTTCGGGCTGAGGATGGCGGTGTGTGCAAGTTGTCCAGCTCTTCAGCCCTTGCCTGCCCCTGCGGTTGGGCACTGCGGCGCCTGCGGATGCGGGAACGCGACGCGAGCGGAACTGACGATAAAGGGCAGGATGCCAGGCGCGACCTGTCCCCACGGGAAATGGGCGACGGCATAATTCCGTAATGCTCAACCCGCCATAATGCCGATGCGTCGGTACATTATGAGCATGAGCATTGATCCACTACCCCCGTCTAAACCCCGCACCGTCTGGGCCGTCGCAACATCGCGACAGGTTTACGAGCGCATTCGCGCAATCGCGATCGCCCGCCAGACATCAAACGCGAAG